CGCTCGCGGTCGCTGCTCTCTGCGTCAACGATGTCCGCGAATACCTCGCGGGCCTCGTCCAGCAGTTTGTCGTCTGCGGACGCCATTACGCCATCCAGCCGGTTGCGCCGATGGGACGGGCGCGCACAACGGGCTTCTTCTCTTCGGAAACCGCCTTGCGAATCATCCCAGGGAATAGTTCTGCGAGCGTCCAGATGAGTGCGTCAGCCCGGTTGGGCGAGCCTTGGCCCATGTATCCGTATGTACTCATCGCTGTTAGCTCGTCCTCAAGTTCATGGAAGTCGCCGACATGGCGCACTTTCCCCTGTTCGTACAGGGATGAAAATGGCTCGGCGCGTACACATTTGCCCCGGCTTGCCGTGACCTTGCTAAATGCTGTTCTAGGGCGCGCGGTCTGTATGACGTGCGCAACCATTGCGCCGCCGAAATTTGTCTCCCCGACAACCCTGTCGGCGTCATGGCGCTCGTAGGCGCCCGTGGCAACGCGCCCCCAGGTTGCCGGCCCCGCTTTGACCGTGCAGTCCTCCAGCACGTATGCGTTTCCGTCCGTTCCAAGCGCGGTGACGACAATCCCGATAGCATCGTTGTCTGCGTTGTCCACGTCATCCGATCCGGACGGATCAACACCGACGACGACGCGCACAAAGTCAGGAAGCCGCCCGTCCAAGACCCGATAGCGATCTATATCCTCTTCGGTGAACAACTGATTCGGCGTTGCATCGGCGAACTCGCCATCAAGGAATCGCTTGCGCATCCTTGATGACATGGATTTGAGCGTGTCCAGATAGCCTTCGGACAAATTCTGTGCATTGTCTTGCGGGTTTATCTGGAAACAGGCGTAGTCATCCGGCCTTGCAATCGGATCGCGCGTCTCAGGGTCGCGCTTCTCGACAAACAGCCGATACGACCAATGCGCCTTACTCGGCGGGTTGCAGTCGTAAAGCATCCGCGTTTTCAGCGGACGCACCTCGCGGTTTTTGATGTCCTGCTCAACGCGTTGCGCAAGGCGCGTCACGGCGATTTCACGCGAGCCAAAGGGGATCTGGCTGCATTCGTTTAGGTAGATCGTTGCGTGCTCTTGACCGAGAATCTTTTCGGTTCGCTCCTTGTCGTCAAGACCGCCAAACCAGATTTGCGACTGGTTCCCAAACTCGACATACCAATCGGTTTTGTTCAACGAGTACGTGACACCAGGAAAACAAATATTCATCACCTTCGGGAAGGTGTCCAGAATGACTGACGCCTTCAGGTGATTGAAGCGGAACCGCAGAATTGCGTGTCGTGACTTCGGCGCCTTCAGCGCACGCATGACAACGGCGCGAACCAACAAAAACGTCTTTCCGCTTCTGGACCCGCCAAACAGCATGACGTGCGTCGCCGCGCCGGACAGGACGGCCATTGCCGCCTCCTGTCTGGGAGTAAGCTTGCCGGCCGTCAAAGGTTTTCGTCGTGCGCCGTGGCAATCACAGAAACATTGCCGGAATGCTCGATCTCTTGCTTATCCCCGTACTTCTTCGGCTTGAGCTTTGCGGCAATCCACTTTCTGGCATCAACCTGGAGCCGGCGATGCTCGATCATGTCGCCTTCAGTGGTTTCGACCTCGCCTTTTTCGTTGGTCTTGGTCTTGACGCCGACAACCGGGGTGTTTGCGATGTCAAGTATCTCGTCCGCCAGCGTGTCAGCTTGATCTTCCCTCGCGCGCGTGTAGTTGTCGCGGAACTCTTCATGCGCCTGAATCCACCGATAAACCGTCGATACGCTCGGCATGTCATCAGCCTTGCACATCCGGACAAGCGACTCACCCGATGCGAGCCGGGCGCATATCTCAATCGCCATATCTTCGGTGTAGTCGGACGGCCTGCCCATTTACATCTACTCCTCAGTGATTGCGGCTCACAGCGCCAGAAAAGCAAAAACCCGCCGAAGCGGGTTTCTGTGTGATGCCGCAGCGCATATGCGCTACCGAGACAATCGGCTGATCGGGCGCGGCACCCCATTGGGCGTTGAAAAATTAGTGCGTGACTCGCCCCTTGGGTGCGTATTTTAAGGAATTTCTTTGGAAATTGCAAGCACTATTTGCACGCTTTCCAGTTGGACCGATTTGTTGCGTCCTTGTGGTCTTCCCATGCCGACCGCTCCATCATTGCGCGCCGATAATCTCTCCGCGTTTTCTTTACTTCGCTTTTCAGCGCCGCGTCGCCAAGAGCAGGGCCAACCATCTTTTGCTTGCCAAACCAAACAACCAGCTTCGCACGCCGCTCGGCGTCATCCTCCTTGGTGTTCCAGAACAAATCCTGCGCCTTTAAAAAATGGCCGCACACAAATCGCCTGCACGCTTCGTACCACATACCCTTGTGCGCCGGGATGCGCTTCAGTTCCTTGAACACCTCAAAGGAGCACCCCTCTTGTTCAATAAACTGCGCCACAACCACCCGCATGGGCGCGTATCCGTTTTTAAACCAAGAATCTATAACGAACTGGTCCCACGCGCGTTGCAAAGGAATCACTCCACCCCCCTCTTCCGCATTTCCCCCATAAACGCCTCCTGCGCCGCCGGCAACGCCAGATCCAGCGGCACGCGGAACCGGAACACAGCCTGCAGATACACGTGGCACAGAACGGCCCTGTGGATCGGTGTCAGGCTGTCGATTGCCGCATCGGCTGCGCGCACGGCGTAGCCGTCCACGGATTCCGCCAGGTCGTCCCAACAGGAGATTCCGCCGCTGCTGAAGCCCGCCGAATGGCTCGGGTAGTCAAGCCGGCTGCTGTGCGAGCGCATCCAGTCGCGCCACAGGGTCAGATAGTAGTCGGCACGGCTGCAGTCAATTTGACGTTCCGCTGCGCTCATTCGCCCTCGCTTCCTAGAAAGTCTGTTGGCGCATGCGCTGAAAACCAACGCTCACAACACGCTGCAAGCACCTTGGTATCAAACACGCCAGCAAGCAGCGAATCGATGCCGCAGTGCGGGCAAAGCGCCGTTATGTCCCCGTTTGGCTCTGTGTGATATGTCCGAATGTGCGTCGCGCCGAACGTGCGGACGCAGAAGTAACAACCGGCACCAGACGCCGTGCCAATCTGCGACCAGTTCCCGCGCGACAGACGGGGTGCATCCTCGACAACGTCGCCCTCGCTTCCCATATGATCAACCGGCCCCGGCTCCCGATAGCCGTGCGGAATGTGCCAGGCACAGCCGCGAACATCCACGCAGGCCGGCGTCTCCATCCACGCTTGCATTGGATGACTCGACGGCTCACGCCTGCGGCAGTTGTCACACCAGACTGCATCGGCGCCGGGGCAGCGGGCGATGTCGGCGGGTAGCTCAGAATCCATGTCGCACCTCGATAATTGTCGGTTTCCCGCTCACCACCGGCAGCAGATCCCCGTCCTTGCTGATCTCCATCGTCTTGACCGCGACCGTCGTCCAGCCGCGTGACAAGCCGATGCCGTAGACAGGCGTCAGTTTCCACTTGCGGCCGTTGCTTACCTTAAGCAGCCGCGCGTCGCCCCACTTGAGGTAGGTGTCATCAATCGCCGGGCGCCAGGCCGTGACCCGGACCTCGTTGCTCACGCCGTAGTAGCCAAGTCCGACTTCGCCCTGCAGGAACCAACCCCGGCCGATGTGCCACTCCGGCAGGACTGAGGCATACAGCCCGTAGCCGTCGCCGCGCGTGCGGAATTTACTCGGCGGCCATCCGACGTCGTTTCCCCGGCGGTACTCGTCATAGGCCCGGTCGCTGCTCAGGCACTGGCACACGCTGCCGTATCGGCCCAGGTACTGCGCACCGGCCCTCCAGCGCCAGCCGAACACGTCGCCGGTCAAGCCGACAGACAGATTCGCGGCCCGGTCCTTGATGTCGTATGGCCCGTAGTCGCGCTGATACCACACACCATCATTGTGATGGCCGTAGAGGGTCAGGCCGGTTCCAAGCTCGATCTTGACGCCCTCTGCCCGCGCAGGCAGAGCCGCCGACAGCAGGATGCCGACCGCCAGTCCGCGCACGAAATCCGTAATTTGTTTCATTCCGTAATCTCCAGCTCAAAAGCCAGCGCCTGACTAAAACTCACGCGAAATCCTGCCGCGTTGCGATGCCCGCCGCCCCCGTACTGCTTCGCCACCTCGGAGACATCAACGCCGTCGTTCGACCGCAGGCTGAATACCCGGCCCTCCGGCGTGTCCCAGTAACAGGCCGCAAACGGTCGCCCTTTCGCCAGTTCGTGGCCGGCGTCGCTGCTCATCGTGTAGGGCAGGTTCGCCACCGGCACGCGGTGCCCGCCGATCACCATTTCCCGCGTGGTCACGCCGAGCAGTTCCCGAATGTCCTTGAAGTGTTTGCGCTCAATCGCTTCGCCCTCGGCCGCCAGTGCTGCCGGCGCCGCCGCCATGAGCGTGTCCCACACCTGGAAGTCATAGGGGAAGGAAAAGACGCTCGCCTGAATCTGGCGCGTGTTCTGCAACGCAAAGCGCCACAGGTCGCGGTCCTCGATGTGCAGCAACAGCGGGGGCGGTTCCTGGCCGGGGAAGAAATGTTCCCATGTCAGCATCGCGCCACTGTGGCCCATGTCGAACTTCGCCGTCACGTTCGCCGGCAGATCAACCAAGTCCTCGGCGCTCGTCTTGTGGTGGTCGAGAATCAGGATGCTGTTCGCCTTCGCGGCCATTTCCAGCAGCACCGGGCGCTTGTAGCTAAAATCCACCATCACCACGTCTTTTCCGGTCACGTCGGGCGGCGGCTCTTGGTACTTGCCGGGGTGAAAATCAATCTCGCCGAGCGCCTTCCGCACAACCCATGCGGCCCCGAATCCGTCGGCGCAGTTTCCATGATAAATACATAAGCTCATTCCGCAATCTCCTTGTCGGCATCGCTGCCCTGCGGCCCGCTACGCAACGGAGAAATAAGCCCTTTGCGCCGCAGGTATTCGACTGCCTGATTTGCTAGCGCATCGTCGCCCGCCCGCGTGCCGCGTCCTTCGCGAGCCGCTTTCAGACGACGAGCAAGCCGCATCACCAGAAGCGCCAGATCGAATAGATCGGTGCGGAACGGCGCGTCTCTATCCGCAGTTTGTTTCATTCCGCAACCTCCTTGCTATCGAGGGGCGCGGCCAAGGCCGCGCCTCTACCGGGCTACCCGCCGAACAACGACGCCAGCTTTTCCTGCAGCGCTGCAGAAGCCGTCGGTTGCGTAGACTCTTCAACCACCGGCTCTTCCTTCACCGTAGCAGGTTTGGCCGCTTTCGTCGCCGGGGCTTCGGCAGCTGCCGCGGGAAGTGCGGGAGCCTCCTTCGGGGCTGCCAGTGCGGGGGCACTGGAGCCCGCCATCTTGCGGATCGCGATCTTCACTTCATCCGACTGCGCGATCTGCTCGATAACCGGCAGAGACGCCTCCGGCACGTACCCTTTGAGGGCGTAGGTGATCTTCGGGAAACTCGCGTCGTCGTCAAACCCCAACTGCGTAACCGTTTCTTCGGGGTTCACGCCGAAGTTCGCAAGACTCTTGAAGTACTCGCGCAGCCCCTTCATGCCGGATACCGGCACGGTAAGGCCGTACACCTTCGACGGGTCTGCGGCCGGAACCACGGCCATGTGCCGCTGATCGGCGCACTTTTTCGACTTCGCTCCGCCGGGGTTCATCTTGCTTCCCAACACGTTGTTCGGACACGCGGCGCACGACTCACACACCGGAGCTTCGATACTCGCGTCCGGGCGGATGCCGTCCAACGAAAAACAGTCCGGCGGGGACGTGTCGTTCGGGTCGTACGGCTTGTTGTAGAACACCTTGGATACACGGTCGTTGGCGCCAACGAACACAACGTCAAGCGTCGCCCCGACAACCGTTTCGACGCCGTCTTCCACAAGCCGGTACTTCGACGCCTTGATGCTGATCTTCGGATACTCGTAACCACCGGTCAGGATGGCCGCAGCCACCGAGGACTTCTGGTTTTCGGACTTGTTGCGTGCTGCCACGCGGGCGGCGATGTGCGCCGGAAGTTGGATTTGTGTCGTCATCTCACTTGCTCCACTTGGTTGTTGAGAACGTACTGAATAAGCATGCGCTTGGCCCGCTCACACCGGTTGTTTGCCTCTTCGTAGGTTACCTCCGCTTGATCCTTGGTCCACTCTCCGCAATCGAACGCCCGATCAGAGAGGATGTTCACCAACTCTTCGAGCTTTGCCCTATCGATCACTCTTTTTCTCCTGCGGCGCGTACGTTGAACACACGCACCTTACCGAAGTTGATCCCCGGCGGAAGCGCCTTGTTCTCGTCAAGGTACGCCGATACCGCCGCCTTGCTTGCCCTCTTTTCGATCAGCTCCCACGCGTTTTGGTTCCGCACGAAATCGAAAAACTCCGTCGAGTTCGCTACGCTGCAGTTCGTGTGGGTCGTCCAATACCCGGTCCCATACTGCGTCGGGACGTTCTTCAAACCTTCCTCTTGCGCTTTTGCTTCCATCCACGCAATCAGGGTGTTCATCTTCTCCTTCAGCGGCGTGCTCTTCTCTTTCGCTTCCGCTTCGATCGCTGCCACCTCACTCTTGCACTGGAAATACAACTTCATCGCCGTGTCATAGTCCACTTTCTCACTCTCCTTCGTTCTTACCTTTCACCAGATCAAGGAAGTCCGACAGCACTTGTTTCTTGTACTGCAGACGACGGTACAACTCTTTCTCAAAACTTGTCGCGTACAGATGATGCACGCGCGTTCTACCCTCTGTCGTGAGTCGGCGTATACGTGCGTTCGCCTGTTCGTACATCTCGAGCGAATAGATCGGCGAATACCACACGACGTCCCGTGCTCGCGTCAGCGTAAGTCCGTGCGCGGCAACCTTGGGGTGAGCCAGCAACACACGATGTCCTGCACCTTCCTGAAACTCGCGAAAGATCGCATCGCGATCTGCTCCCGTTACATCACCATGCACACACGCCACGTCGTACCCGTCCGTCCTGAGCTGTCCGTACAGCGCATCCTGTACCCCACGCAGCGGAACGAACACCACAACCTTGCTTCCGCCCTCTATACCGATTTCACTCAGCACTTCCTTGAACACGTCGTAGCGATCCGAAGAATCCAGCTTGACGCGCTCACCATCTGTTGCATAAACCACGCCTGCACAAATTTGAATCAGCTTGCTCATGACGATGGCGGCATTCGGCGCCGTTACATCGTGGGCAATCAGCACCGCCCGTTCACGCATTTCGCGGAACGATTTGGCCTGCTCTTGCGTCAGTGCACACTCGTGGTCGAGGAACACAGTATCCGGCAAGTCCTTACACTCGTCAAGCGAAAACCGGATCGACGGCGTCAGCACTTTTTGGCACGTCTCGAGAGCATTAGGCCGCGGAATCCATCGGAAAGTTCCCACCTTCTCGAGCACCGATTCCCGGAAAGCGTTGAAGCTGTTGGGGACATGCGGAGAGTTGACGAGTCTTGCCAGCGCCCAAGCGTCAACGGGGGACTGCGAGATGGGGGTTCCCGTCATCAACCACAACCAACAGTTGTTCGTCTGCGTCCAACGATAGAACTTCCTGAACCGCTGCGCAGATGGGGACTTAAGCGCGGTCGCCTCGTCGTAGATGACGAGGTCGAAATCCGTCAGCTTATCGGATATCGTGCTGAACCCGTCGTGATTGATAATCGCGTACTGCAGCCCCTTCGTTTCGAGTCGACGTAGCCGCTGTTCTTTGGTGCCTACGAGCATCTCGAAGCTACGAGACGGGAAGTGATGTCGAAGTTCCTTCCCCCACACCGTCTTGACGGTACTCAATGGGCATACTATCAAAACTTTGCGGACAGCC